ACCTCTTAATTCTATTTTGTTATCTACTTCAACAGGTTTCATACCATTGATACCACGCCATATAGGACCTAGACAACGCCATATATCTTTTGCTGTACCATGCTCCCATACATCTATAGGTGCTTTGAAACCAAAACTACCACAATTCAATCTTAAATGTTGATGAAAGTAATTTGATATGTCATTGAAATTAGATGGTGCGTCTATGATACCTAGACCATTATCTCTAAAATTATATTTGTAATCATCATATTTTTCTTTTACATTTTTTTCTAATAGTTCTATAGGTTTTACAAACTCCCATACATCTTGTTTTTGTAAAGACTTAAATGCCTGACGCATTGCTTCGTATGAAATCTCCTTTAGAGGAAACGTTGGTCTGTATTCTGCAATATATTCTGCAAGGTCTAGCCTAAATTTTTCTTTACCTATATCGTTAGTGACCGTTTCAAAGGTCTGTTGATCCATTATAGGTAATCTATTTTCGTCTGCGTATTTACTTAGGTAGTTCATCATTCCACTTTCTTAGCATCCAATATATAAATCCATATATCATTATAACACATACTATTGCTATTGTCAATTGCATATTAAAACTTATCTGTTTGATTTCCCCAACTATCCCAACCACTTCTTTGCGTTCTAGCAAATAGTTCTATATAAGGTCCTTCTAATAAGTTCTCTATATGATTGTACATTATATCTGGTTTTCTACTATGCTCTCTACGTTGTTCTACAACTAATTGAGGTACTGATTTACTGATTCGTTTTGGTTTGCCTTTTGTTGCTAATAAACACATTTCTGGATTGCTTCTAGTCCAATAACCTAAACCTGTAAAGAAACCCATACTCTTTTTATTTGTTTTTGTCCAAGTAAATCCTACAGTTTTATATTTAAAACCCCACGCATTAATCACTTCAAACGCTTTGTCTAATAAAGGATCAACAACCCACATTAACAATACTGAATCATTATTTGCAATATCACCAACTTTCATATTTTTAATATCATCTAAATTCATACAATCATAATGTTGATTAGGGTTTCTACCCTCACCCTTTTTACTGTATGATTTAAAATACCAAGGTGGGTCAGCGTATATTACGTTGTACTTTTTACTAATGTCCATATCAATAATATAATAATTAAAAATGCCTTTGTATCAATTCTTGTTATAGCAATTCTTTGGCCCAATTGAAAGAATACAAAGATTGTAAAATATAAAAGTAATAGTGAAGTAATCATAAATTAAATTTTTCGTAAATATCGCTTTTTATTAAATATGCCCACATATCTGCCTCAAAATGTGTTACAATAAAATCAGGATTTTTAGGTTCTTCAAATATTTTATTTGTATCTTCATATCTACCTACTTTAATTGTGTTCATCCATATTGTATAATCAGCATCAAATTCTTTTCTATTCCATTTTGTAGGACAAACAAAGTCAGCAATTACGTTTCTATTTTCACTAGTTGCTTGATGAGAAAGCAATCTCATTCTGTTTGCTTGTCTATCTCTACCTTCTATAGTGAAATCCCAATCGTTTGCTTCTTCTCTTACTTTATCTGCATTAAGCCATACAGCATTAAACATGGGCACTAACAATTTTGCTAGTGTTGTTTTGCCTGAACCTGGTAATCCAAATATCAATATTTTCATCCAAAAAATGCTTCTAAACTAGCCTCTCGTTCAAGTTTCCAACCAATAGAATCTAATATGAATTTTAATGGGTCGGTAAATGTTTTTTCAAATTGCATATCATAATCAACATACTTATGTAACTCAAATTCATGTGGTATTTTTGTAGCAAAAGAAATAACTGTATCTTTAACTGTGTTTGGTTGCTTTAACATTAGGAATTTAATTTTATCGCCATTTTTAATTAAAGGATATTTTCTTTCAAGTTTGTGTTTACGTATATTGTAATTATATATCAAAGAACCTTTTACATGAATAGGTGATCCTTTACTATAAATTTGTGATGAATTTATATACTTATCTAAATTATTACAAGACCTAGGAAAAGCAACTTCTTCTGGTGATAGTGTTTTAAATACTTCTTTAAACTCACTTACAAACTTAATTAGTGCGTCTTCATTTTCATTCATTATAACACGAATACCTTCCTTAATCTTACCTCTACATACTTCAGGTGTAGATGATTTTACTGCTTCAACACCCATAATTTTTAGTTTAGGTACATCAAATCTAATGCCTTCTTCATCAAATACATTCATCATATATCTTTTTTTAGCAACCCATATACCTTTATTAGCGATTGCTTCTCGTTTCATAATCATTTTCTGTTGATAAGCATTTACATATTTAGCAAGATTGCTGAAACTATCATCAATTACTTTTTGTATTTTTTCTTCAGCTGCTTTATCAATAAAATCTACAATTTGATTTACCGATTTATTTTTACATACTTTTTCTACTAGTTTATCTAATCTTAAATAAATTGAATCTGTATCAGACGCAACAACATAATTTATGTTATTAGTTTGTAATATTTTATTCATAAATCTATTTACATCACGTTCTACCCAACGAATAGATAACTGACCACCTAGAGTAATTGCCTCTGCCTGTTTTACATCAAAGTATCTAAAGTATTGATTACCAATTGCACCGTAAGCAGAGTTAAGAGCAATCTTTTTTGCCATTTGTATATTATGACATCTACTAATTTCGTTTTGATAGATAGGATCTTTTGTCTTTTGAAATTCTTTCTTGGCTTCAATTGCCTTTTTCTTATATACTACACGTTCGGTATACATTTTCTCCATTAGCTCAGGTAAGAACCCTTGTTTATCTCTTTTAAACATTGCACCATTTGGTGCGATAGTTACGTTACGATCTTTTGCCCATTTAAGATTTAATTTTTCTTCTAAAAAATTTTCAACACCAACCGCCTTTGGTTCAACACCAACAAACGTTTCAGGACTTATATTGTATTGCATAATCAAATGTGGATAAAGTGAGTTAAGGTCAAACGAAACAATCCAGTTATGTAATCCTAGCTGTGGATCTTTTACATATGCACCTTCGTATTGTGAATCTTTTATTTGATCTTCTCTTGGTGGTATAATAATATTTTTTTCTAATAAGTGATTATAGATTAGTGTATCCCAACATCTTACTTGTGAATATACATCTGTATAATTTACTTTATAGTCATAGGCCATAGTTAAGCAAAGTTCAATTAACTTCATCTTATCTTCAAGTCTATCAACAAGTTCTACGTCTTGTATATTATATTCTACAAATCTTTGATAATCTTTTGTATAAAAATCTTTAAACGTTTCATATGGATTATCTAACTTTTGTTCGCCTAGTTCTACCTTAGCAATGTAATTTAGTTTATAACTCTCTTGTCTTACATAAGTAAATTTTCTGTACAAATCAAAATAATCTAATACTGAAACACCAAGTATATTCCAAAACTGTGAATTTTTGTTTCCCATTTGCACACGGTCAGCATTGACATAATTCCATGGTGACATTTTATTAATTGTATCATTATCAAACAAAAATCTCATTCGATTCATAAGATACGGTATATCAAAAAATTTTACATTCCAACCTGTTACAATATCGGGATGATTTTTGCACCAAAATTTAAGAAACTCTAATAATAGATGTTTTTCATTTTGACATTTTATGTAAGTTACATTAGATTTTTTAGAAATAAAATCACCTGTACCCCATGTTAATATCTGTTTATTAGTATGATTTTTTACTGTGATACAGATAACCGTTTCTTTTGCAGTATCAGGATCGGGAAAGCCGTTCTCACACTCGGTTTCAATATCAAGTGTGAATATCTTTATGTAATCTTTATTCCATCTCATCTCACCTTTATATTCGTCAGCGATATATTGATAATTATATCGATTCATACCATAGATTTTATATTCAGGTATACCGTTGTACTCGTTATAGAAATTTTTTGCCTTTGATATAGAATCAAATCTTTTAGATTTTAAATTTATACCATCTAGTGTGTTAAATTGAGATTGTTCTTTTGTAGGTAGATATAGTTTGGGACTATAGTTGATTCTACTCAAATATGATTGGCCATTATTAACACCTCTAATAAGAAGTTTACCTTTATGCTCTACAACATTTGTGTAAAAACTACTTGCTAAATTCATATAATATTATAACATAAAGACTTAAAAAAGTCAACTATGTGATAATTTTACTTTTAGGTGTAACTATCTGACCTGTGTTTTGTTGATATGCACCAATCATATTATCGTCTGGTGTAGTGTCAGTAATTATATTTGACTCTTTGATATGTATAACTTCATCCTTTGTGTATGGTATGTATGGATGAAATCCTATTTGCATAGGTTTGCCTGGTTGTCCTTGCATTGGTATCAATACAAAAGGTTTCTTTATTGCCACATGATCTGCTCTATCGCTTTCTTGTGGCGTGCCTATTACGTCCTCTCCAGATGAGAGTCTGTATAATCTAATCATAATATACTCCTATTCAGTTTTTGATTCTTCAGTAGTTTGTTTTTTACCAATATTATATTTTGCTTGCAAGTCCCATTCGTTCTTTTCTTTGAAAGCAATAATTTTGATTTGTGATAAAGGTGCTTTATTCTCAGCAGCTTTTGGATTTACAATTGTCAATAAATTCCAATCTTGTAATAAAACTGATATTGTGTTTCTTCTTTGTACATCATTTTCAACCAAAGTTGCTTTCTTACCATCTAAGGCAAACAACTCTTTAAAATGTACTATGTAATATTTTCCTTGTTTGTGTAGTATGTGACAAGACTGAAATAATGTTTTGTCTTTACGACTTGCAACACCTATTCGGGACAAGGTTTCCCTAATCTTCAAAAAATCATCTGGTTGTTTTAGAGTAACCTCTAACATCTGCTCAGGTGACCAATTAAAACTTTCTTCACTCATTTTTTTCTCCCACCTTTATCTAACTTCTCTTTGATAAAGTCTAATTGTTTTTTATCTAGTATGTCTAAGGCTGTTTTTGCTTTTGCGTTGCTATATCCATAATATTCTTTTACATACTCTAAATTTTTTGATTTTGAAGTAGTTGCCCACTTACCACCAAATCGTTTTCTTTTACGAATACTATTTAGTAGAAACTGGAACTGAAGACGTTTGGTTAGGCTATGATGAAAATTCATCTCGTTTGCCATCATAATAGAGTCCACATGTTGCGACAGGCAACGATTAATCACGTATGGTGGATATTTTTTTTCCCATGTCAGATCATCTCCGTCAAGTAAATTAACTTTTGTCCAGTTAATTGCATTTAAATAATCACTCAATTTATATTCAATCATAATATACTTTCTGGTGCCGCTTCACGGATTTGAACCGCGGACCTACTGATTACAAATCAGTTGCTCTACCAACTGAGCTAAAGCGGCTCATTGTTAGTGTCTTTTTTCGTGTTTTCTGTGACCTTTATGAGAGCCCATGTAGTAATCGCCTGGTTCATAATCCCATCTCTTACCATGATGACCTCTTATATCAGCATACCACATTCTCAACTTTACTATCAAAGTTCTAAAAAGTGTTCTTCTTGCCATTTCATCCTCTACTTAAATTTACATTCTGCCATGATTTGTGTCAGGCACGCAACCATATTTATCTCATGGTCTGCCACAAAGGCTGATTTATATTGATAATCGGCGATTGTTAGTACGGCCGCAGGTATAGATTGTGGTTGTAGATGTTTATAAAGAATATCATAGATACTACTAAACAATGATGATGGATCTTTATCAAGGTTTTGAATAACCCATTTTCTCATATCACCAAATCTTTTTTCTTTTAACATTTTAATCAACTCTTTATTGTTGATTTCTGATAAAGAAACAAGTATACCACTATCAATTTTACCTCTTACAGAATATCTTTGTAGTTCATTGATTGTTCTTCTAAAGTCTGGATAATGTCTTTGTATCAGTTCAGCCAATACTTTTTTATCAAACTCTATGTTTTCTGTTTTAAGTATTTCACCTAGTCTTTCTAAAAATGCAGTAGCAGTTTTTACTTTTTGACCATTTGTAATACGAAAATCAATTACAGTACAACGACTATGTAAGGCAGGTATTATCTTGTTCTTATAGTTGCAAGTGAATATAAATCTACAGTTCTTATAAAACGTTTCAATAAAGTTTCTTAATGCAGGTTGAACACTATCAGCATTCATATAATCTGCCTCATCTATAATAACAACTTTATGATTTGTAGATTCGTCTAGCGATACGGTAGACGCAAAGTTTTTGATTGTAGTTCTTAATGTATCAATGTGTCGGCCTTCGTCTGAACCATTGATAATAATATAATCAGCACCTAACTCCTCACACAAGGCACGAGCAACTGTTGTTTTGCCCGTACCAGCTGTGCCAGAAAGGAGAAGATTTGGTATCTCTTTTTGATTTAAAAACTTTGAAAAAGTAATTTTTAAATCTTCAGTTAAGATACATTCTGATATTTTTCTTGGACGGTATTTTTCAACCCAAAGGAAATCTGACATTTAGACCTCCCTATTAAAATGTTGAGTCTGCTTCTAAAGCAATCCAATACTGTACTTTAACCTTTTTGTTTATGAAGTGAGCAATCTTTGCCTTTGATAAAGCAACATCATACTCACCAGGAATAATTTTCATATTCTCAGCCTTAACATATGCAGTAAACTCTAAATCTGTTTCACCCACTATAATAGATGATTCATTTGAGTTACTATTCTTTTTATCTAAAGCAACTAATTTAATTTTGCCTTTTTCGCCTTTAAAAGCAATGTCAGGTAGACTTAAATTAGTATATAACTTTTTGACAGAATCATAGTCTTCATTTTTTAATGTAAATGAAACTGTTTTGTCTGGCATTGATATTTGTTTTGATGGATATCTTAATGTCGATTTATCAGCAAATGCATATCTGGCTGATAGGGTAGTTTTCTCATCTTGTATTTTTAGATTAGCAGCACCGTTAAACTTTAAAATTGGTTGTTGAAAGGAATCTACCGCTCTTAAAAATTCTGGTAAATCATATATACCAAATTCTGTTTCAAACTGTTCCTCAACGTCTGCCTTTGCCATAATGTTTTTCATAGTTGACATTGTACTTAATGTCTTACCAGGTGTAAACAAAATGTTAGCATTAATATCCGAGAAATTTCTCAAAATACTAATTGTATTATCACTTATTTTCATTTCTTCTCCTTATCATTATTTAATAATAGTATAACATAATGAATTGCTTTTAACAAGTCTTTACGATTATAACCATTTTTTCTACCATACCTAGACAAATATTTAATTGCGTTGGCTTGGCAAAAATCACTTTTAATACCTATAGACTTTAATAAATCTAAAACTTGAATACCATCTTTACCTGATGAGTAATGTTGGCCGTAAGTTGATTTGATATAGTCTAGGATTTCTTTACAAATTTTATCTTCATTAAATTTCATACTATAATTATAACATTAAATAGCATTAGAGT